CTAAGCAATTTCGTATTTACGTTGAACAACTACGATACAACTGAGATGGAACAGGTAATGGATTTCATTTCAACACATGCAAGGTACGGGATCTTTGGAAAGGAGGTATCCAAATCCGGAACGCCTCACCTGCAAGGGTATATTGAATTAACTAAGCAAACTGCTTTTAAAAAAACGAAAAAGATGTTGCCGAAAGGCATTCACATCGAGCAACGGCACGGAACTTCTAAACAAGCATCTGATTATTGCTGTAAAGAAGATAAGACTCCATTTGTATTTGGAGTTATGTCTCAGCCAGGGAAACGGACAGATATCAACGATCTTAAAGATATCATGAAAGAAACTGGATCAATCACTGAGTGTTTCGATCACAACTTCGGATTGACATGTAGAATCCAGCGCGGCCTGGAGACTTACAATAGGAAACGAAAGCGTTCTAGCAGGGAAGTAACCGTTACGCATGGACATTTGGGAGATCTTAATGATACTCCTGAATCCTTCACTGTTTATTACGATCCTTCACAACCAATGATGCTATGGTCGAGTTATGACGGCCAAAAGATAGTAAATATAATATATGATACTGATCCACCTGCTGTGTGGAAGAGAATTAAAACAGGTCATCAGATGAACCTCAATTTTAAAGGAGGAACTGTCCCTTGTGACATTGAATGTTTGAATCTAATCAGGTCAACGGAACCTGTAAGTTTAAATTTATTAAAATCATTTACATAAAGTTTTGCCAATTAAAAATAAATGAGCCATCCATCTTTTTGGGCGCCTTACCCCGCAGGGGCGCCCAAAAAGAGGGAGGGCGAATGGTACCTAACAGAGTCCCAACTAAAGGAAGAGCCCTCACGTCCCCGCGTGAGGGGCCCCCTTTAGGGGACGCGCGAAGGGTCGTGAAAGGGCGATCACATGTCCCCATTGTCCCCATATGACCCGTATTAAAAACTGCTAAGAGGTGGGGGTTAGTATTACCCCCCAACCTCTTAGTAGTTTTGGGCAACCATAAAGTTCGCTCAAAGTACTAGAGTTGAGCACTTTTTAAATCACAATTTCAAAATGCCTAGAGCCAAGCGCAAACGTACCTATGGAAAGCGTAAGAGAACGTTCAAGAAAAAACGTACTTACAAGAATAAGAAATTTGGTCAACGCAATCTTATCCTGGGTGGATTTCCTAAAAGTAAGATTGTTAAGTTGCGATATGTTACTGAAGTCGTGCTCGATGCAGCTACGGGAGTAAATGCCGTACATGCATTCCGCGCTAATAGTTTGTTTGATCCAGACTACACAGGAATTGGTCATCAGCCATCAAACTTTGACCGGTGGGCTAACATCTACGATCACTACACGGTCCTAGGCTCTAAGATCACTGTGCGATACACGCCTCATGCGACTGCTTCAACTACACCTGGATATCTAGGGATCGCGCTGACTGATTCAGGAACCGTTACGAGTACAGTTAATGCTCTGAATCTTCTGGAAAGGAAACTGGTAAACAGCCGTTATCGAGCTATTGGTATCAACGAGAATCAACATGGCTTTAAGCCTTTAACACACACATTCTCTGCACAAAAGTTCTTTGGAAAATCGAAGGGCTCCCTTATTAACGACGGGCAATACCGTGGTAAAATGGGAAATGGTGGCACCAACCCGGGCGAATTGGCATTCTTTGAGATATTCGCAGCAAGCATGCATGGAAATAATCCTGGACAACTGCCATTGCTAATTACAATAGATTTCATAGCGGTCTTGAATGAACCGAAACCGGATGATGCGAGTTAAAGTCCGAAAGTCCGATCCAACAATGTTTGGTCATAATAAAAAAAGTTTGCACAAATTGTTTCATAAAAATTAAAAATGGTTAAGCGTCTAAGCAATTTCGTATTTACGTTGAACAACTACGATACAACTGAGATGGAACAGGTAATGGATTTCATTTCAACACATGCAAGGTACGGGATCTTTGGAAAGGAGGTATCCAAATCCGGAACGCCTCACCTGCAAGGGTAT